TGTCGACTGTGGCATTGCTTGGAATCTGTACTTTGATGCCACGCACAAGATATGAACGTGCCGGAATGGAACTGAACTGCTCAGCATCAACGCGTAGTGCTACCAGTGCGCTATTCGGATAACGCAGTTTGCTGTAAATGATCTCGGTGTAACTGGTCCAGTTGAAATTGCTAATAATAGAAACGACCCCTGGCACCACTCGGTCAGCATCTGCCACCGTCAAACGCGTAACGCGAATATCCGCTGTTGTAAAGCCAGGAGCAAGATTGATCAAATAATCACGCTGATATGGATCCGTGGTCCTACCGCCGATGTTGTCTGTTACTGCGACTTGAAATCCACCACCGTTATACTGGACAGCAATGCTTAAGCTGAAATCTGCTCCCCCAACATCGCCTTTATCACCTTGCGCCTGAAGCTGCGGCACGGTAATCGTGACGCGAACTGCGTTGACGTTGGAATCGGCGATCTGCCTAGTAACCGGCGTGCCGTATTGGACTTCAACTCCTACGGGCTTTTCGTCTTCAACATCAGCCGCAATAGGAATATATGACTGCGCCTGTGTGCCATTGCGAGTATCAACCGTAATGCCTTGAAAGTTTAACGATCCGTTTGCATTTTGAATTGGCGTGTTATTTAGAAAAATACTTCTTAGTCCATCTTTCAACCCTTGAATTTCGCCTTCACTAATGAGATCAAGGACAGTGGCGTATTGCTTTGAATCAAGGCTATCTGGCGCAATACTTGGCGTGTAAGAAGTTTGCTGCGAGCCACCACCGCCGCCACCACCGCCGCCGCCACCCTTGCCACCACCGCCGCCGCCAGCACCGTATATCCGTGTCATCACGCCACCACCTGCACGGTGTCAATACCGGCGCTGATCACGATACTGCCGACGACAGTCTCGCCGTAAACAATCGGCAATGGCACGCCTTGCCTGCTGGTTTGCTGAATACCACTGAAGCTGTAGCTCTTGCGTGGGTCGTTATTGTCTTGCGGTGTTCCAGGGGCGTTGATTTTGGGCGTTGGGGTAAGTAGTTGAGAAACTCCACCAATAACCAAAGAAAGACCAATAAAACCAACAGCCGAAGCAAAAGCACCGCCGACCAGACCCAAGCTCACTGCAGCACCTGCGCCAGTAGCACCACCCAAGCCCGCACCAATACCCAAAAATCCACCAGCAGCCGGACCAATGACAAAAGCAAGAGCAATCAAACCAATGCCAGCTAATATTTTGCCGCCGGCTCCTCCACCCGCACCGGCCAACACCGGAACAATCTTAATTTCCTGCTGTCCCGCAGGATCATGCAATTCTTCCAAAGTAAGGTCATATTTCCCCACACTCACGCGGTAGTGCTGATCCGCCATGTGCTTTTCAAGCTGCGGGAAGTTCACCAGCAAAAAGCGCACTGCCTCAGCCGCACTAGCAACATCCGCCTCGAACACGCGCTGTCCCAGAAACTTGGCAAGGCGTCCGTACAGCTTGATTTTGCGCAGCATGACGACCCTCTAGCCTCCGCCCATTGTAAGGAAGCTGGGATGGCGCAGTTTACGTCCAGTGCATTTCTGAAGCCAGCCACCACCACCATATAGATCTCTGCTGCTGAGTCGTCCACGGAGATGATGTAGCACCATGCCATCACCGATATAGACGCCGCAATGGTTCAGCCCGACGCCACTGATGTTCATCAGCAGAGAATCACCCTTTTGCAGCTCCTCCTCTTCCTCCAACTGGCGAAAACCCGCATCACGCCAACAACCATCAAACATAGGCGCAGCTTCAAACTGCTCTGGCGTTAGCGGGCGTTCCCAATCCGGGAGGTTCAAACCATGCTCTTCATACCAATCCCGCACCAAAGTCCAGCAATCGCTGATGCCCCACGTCCATTGCCGCCCAATCAGCGGCGCTTTGTAACCATTGGGTTTGCATTCACCCCATTGCTCAGTTTTAGGGTTGACGATGTACCACGGCAGCCCACTTGCTTCGCAGCCCATCAAATCAGGCTGACTTGGCGTTGGTGGTGTTATGGGATGGGAATGAACCACGGCCACAATTTCGCCAGCATCCTCAGCTGCTGCATAGTCTTCAGGGTCAAGGATGAACTGATCACCGCCACTGCTGAGGTTGCGGCATGGCCAATAGCGTTCTCGCCCTTTGATCACCACCAGCAGCCCACACGCTTCACGTGGATCTTCAGCCTTTGCGTGATCAAGAGCAGCATTGCGCCAAGTCATCCGAAATAGGCTCCAATGCCAGGGAAACTGCCAAATGGCAATTCAGCCGTGGCGCCAAAATGCGCTTTGCAATCGGTCAGCGTCTTTAGGCAAGTAGGCAAACCACCGCTGTAACCACACTCCGTTGACTTGTAGACCCATTGGCAAATGTTGGCGACACACTTGCGCTTTGGCGCACTGATGCCTGCAAGATCAAATGCTGCAGCTAGCTCAAACTCCACCACATCGCGGTTTTCTACCGTCTTGCGATCAACGTAATAGATCTCGCGCGGGAACTCGGCTGTAGGGTCTGGGGCGATAGATGAATCTATTTGTTGAGTCGATAAAACATCGCCACCTTGTGTAGTTAAAGATAAACCAGATTGCGTGACGAGACGATCGATGCCCGGAAAATTATTTGCATCTAAATATCGCGCCAACGTACGGATGCGTGTAATTTTCGCGCCTTCCAAGCCATCGGGCAAAGTCAAGATGAGCGCCGTGATCGTGCTCAGAATGTTGCTGACGCGAATTTTGGGACGTGGTAGCTGCCCGTTGCCGCTGTAATCAAAACCATCAGCTTCAATCGGAAAAGCTAAATACTCCTCACCAGCCCAGTAAACGTTGCCATTATTATTCAGGCTAGTGCCGGCATGAAAGCGAAACACATCGTTTGTGCCATGCTGCGCAGTATTCAGCTCAAGCCGAAATAGCTCGATAATTGCACCCGGTGCAATCTCCTGCAGCGCTGAGACTGGTACGGTCATGGCTCAAATACTTGCCGGAATGTTGCTGTAATTTTGCTGCGCTCAAACTCATACAGCTCTCGATTCCAGCTCGGGCAGATCCACTTGTAAGAGGTGGTGCTGTCTGGTGGAGTCCAATCAAAGCTAGCGGCATCAGCAGCGCGATCGTCTAGAAACGCTTCAATGATGTCGGCATCGGTGTCAGTTACGTCAAATGTAAGGTTCCACTCCTTCGGGTTTTGATTCAGACCGAAAGTAACGCGCTGCTGGTAACCATCGCCAAACTGCGCTGTGCGGATGCGGGGTTCGCTGCTTTTGCTAGCGGAATAAACCGGGTTGTAGGTGGGAAAGGTAGCCATCAGACTGCAAGCAAGCCTCCAGGACGTTTTTGTTTGATCAGCTCAGCTTGGACAGCAGCCGAGATGGCGCGTCCCAGTTGATTACCTTGTTGATCATTACCTTGGACGCTGGTGCCTTTTGCGTCCACATTAACCACAACGCTTACGTTTTCACCACCACCAAGCTGGTTGTTAGGGACAATGGATCCGGAGCGCCCTGGGACAAATAGCTCGGGTCCACGCTCGCCGACGATGTAAGGCATACCGCCTGTGACGGGTCCACCTGTAGCCTTACCCGGTATTATCTGCGGCAAAGAAAACCCTTCTGCATAGCCCGCACCACTTGGCAATGTGTAGCCACCGCTAGCGGCAGTCCCTATAGCAGCGTTAGTTGGAAACAGCTTGAGAATGGAGTTAAGGATTGTGAGCTGGATCCACTTGGCGATAATTTGTGCCGCCATATCGAGGAACTGGTCCGCAACACTTTGGAAGAAGCCTGCGAGGGCTTCTTGGGCGGTCATTGTTCCAGAGACAATACCTTTGAAGGAATCGCTAAAGGCAAGGCCGATGCCTTCTGCCGCTGTGGTTATTTGATTGATTGGGTCTAATAATGTATTAAGTTGACCCTGTACGCTTGCAATTTCCTCTTGCAAACGCTCTCTGTTACTTAAGCCGGCACCGGCGCCTTGGGCTGCTTGGCCTTTAATAATTTCCTGCTGTTGTTTAAGTACATTTAGTTGCTCTTTTAATTTTTCAACTGCCGCACCACGCGCTTGTGCTTCAGTAATTGTCGCTTCTGTAAGTACAATTTGTGCTTCTACTGCTTTAATTTGATCCGCATTATACCGGAGCTGCTCAGCTACAAGCCGTTCAAAATTAACAATTCTTTCTGCCTCGGCTGGTAGTACACCTTCCATGACAAGGCGGAGGTACGTCTGCGTGGCATTACGTTGTGCCTCTTGTTCGCGTCGAAAGTCAACAAAAGGTTGAGCAGCATCAGTGCGAGCGCGTTCTAGGTTTATTTGTTTTTCCAGCGCATAACGATCTTCTGTTAATTTAGCGATAGCTTGTTCTAAACCGGCTTCAGCCTTCAATA